CGATGCGTGAACCGCTCGACGTGCCGCGTGGCCGCGATGATCAGGTCGGCCACGAGCGCGTCTTCGTCTGTCACCGTGAGATCAATCCGGCAGTGCGTCTTCGCTTCTTCAAGCGTCACCGGCTCGATAGTCGGGCCGGTGACGAGGTTGAGCGCCATGCGTCACTTCGGCAACGCGACGATCGTCAGCGACGATGCGCCCGTGTACGTGCCGACCGTGGTCAACTTCACCCGGAACAGATCCCCGAGGAAGCCGTTGACGCAGGTGTTGTCCGTCAGCGAACCATCAGTCGGCGTGGCGATCGACGTCACAGCCGCCGCGGTCAGGTTGAAGAGGCGGGTCGCCGTAGTGGTCGTGAAGGCAAACGTCGCCACGTCCATCCACGTCGTGCCGCCATCGAACGAGGTCTGCACCCACGCCTGCGTGGTCGTGCCGCCGCCAGCCCGGACGAACTTCGCCAGGAGCGTCAACGCCTCGACGCGCCCGCTCGGCATCGCAAAGACGCCGGCCGTCACGTCAGCCGCGACAGCCGCCGCGAGCGTGGCGTTGATCAACGTGACCGAAGGCTGCGCCACGTCTTACGCCTCAACCACGAAGCTGAAGCTGATGTCCACATGCGTGGCGGTAGTGACGGGCGAACCCGTGACGCCGATCGTGATGGCGGTACCCGCATCGTTCTGCGTGAACGACGCGCCATCAGCCAGAATCACGCCGTTGGTGGCAGCGCCAGCCCGCAGCAAGGTGCTCTGCGTGGTGCCGGCCACGAGGAACGCCACCAGTTTGCGTGACGTGCTCACCGTGCCGAGAATGTCGATCGAGGTGTGCGCCGCAGCGTTGCCACCGACGGCAATGATCGCCGCGTCCACCATACGGTAGCGGAAGCCCGAGACCGCCGGCAGGATGGTCGCGCCCGCGTTCACTTCGGCAATCGTGAACCGCTTGCGAATGCTCAGCACAGAGCCGTGCTGCGCGCCCACGGCGCCATGCTTGAAGTCGATGACGTTGCCGGACTGGTCCCTGAAGACCTGGTTGCCATCGACCCACTCAGACTCGACGTTCGTGTATGACATGCGCGCCCTTCTCCATTACGAGGGCCGCGCCCGAAGGCGCAGCCCCGTATTACGTCGGCGGTGGTTCCGCCCTGTCTTAGACGACCGAGGTGCCGGTGTTCGAGGCGAAGCGCGGGTCGCCGATGGCGATGCACGCCGTCAGTGAGGCCGACGCGGCATTCGACAGTTCGAGCGTCAGCCAGGGGGTCGCATCCGCGATCGCCTGCGCGTCGAACTCGATGGCGACCATCTTGTGATCGAAGGTCGCGGCGGTCAGGGTCAGCCCCGTCGAGGCCACGTCGGTGAACGCACCGAACAGGTCGGCGCTCGCGGCCTTGAAGTCGCCCGACGCGAGGCGGTACTTGAAGGCAATCGCCGTGGTCTTGGTGCCGTCCGTGGCGCCGACGTAGAACTTCAGCACGGCGTCTCCCGTGACGGCGCCGAAGCTGAGGAGATAGCAGATTTCGTGCAGCAGTCCCATGTTCACGGACTGCCCGTCGATGCCCGCCTCGGTGTCGACCGGCTCGAGGATGGAGACCGGCTTGAAACGTTCGCTGATTCGCATGTGTCTCTACTCCTTACGAGCGGGTCGCGAGGACCACGAAGGGCGACAGGGTGTTCGACCCCTTGAAGGGAGTCAGCGCAGCACGCGGAACCGCCTGCCCGTCGACACGGTAGAAGGCGCGGAACGCCTGCTCGCCGGCCGCGAAGTAGACGTGCATGGAAGACGCCTGCTCGACGCCGCCCTTGCGAATCAGGCGATACTTCGACATGTCCACCAGCGAGATGTCGCCGACCGTGCCGACCGTCTCGGCGTATTCCACCGGGACGACCGGACGGCCCTTGATGGTGAGCACGCCTTCGGGGCCGTAGTTCACGAATCGGGGCGCGGTGCCGGCCGTGCCGATGGCCTGCGCCAGTTCGTCGAGCTGCGGTTCGCAGTCGACGTTGATGAACCACACCGCGTTCCGCTTCGAGGCCGCGGGCATCCGCGCCCACATCTTCGACAGGTTCGTGGTGTTGATCGAGGCCGCGGCCTGGTTGGTCTCCTTCGCGACCGACACGAGGCAGGGCGCGTTCAGGAAGCCGAGCGGAGCCGACGCGCCGTTGCCGCGGAAAATCTTGTTCTCGGTCTGGAACACCAGTTCGTCCGCGAACGCGCTCTGGAGTTCGCCGCCGAGCGCCGCCGCGTCGTCCAGAATTTCGTCGGTCATCACGCCGAAGGCGCCGACCTTGCGAAGCTTCATTTCGATGCGCGCGAGCTTGGTGTTGCTGGCCGTGGGCGCGGTGCCCTCGTCGACCCAGTACCCGAGCACGCCGCCCTGACGCGAGCCGTCCGCGCGCGAGGTCTGGTCGATGACGTTGTACGCGATGGTGTTGCCGCCGATGGTCCGCACGTCGCAGCGGGCGAGCACGTCGCCCATCGCGAACATGTCACGCTCGATGCCGGGGGCCACTTCCATCGGGACCGCGAAGCCGAGGTTGGAATCCGACTGCGTGCCGCCGCCGGTCGCCGCCGCCTGAAGGCGCGGATCGAGGCCGTGGCCCATGCCAGCCGCGCGAACGGCGAGCGCGAAGTTGCCGAGGGCGATGTGTTCCGCTTCGCGCTGGCGGTAGGCCGGAGCACTGGCGGCCAGGCTCGGCCCCCACGGCTGGAGCGTGGCACGGTCGACGCCGACTTCGACGTGCGTGCCCTGTGCGCGTTCGTCCGCCTGGAGCTTGCGAGCGATGGCTAGGTTCGCTTCGATCTCGGCCTGCGCGTCTTCGAGCTGGTCGATCGCCTTCATGGCCGCCTTCAGCGCGGTCTCCTGTTCAGGCGTGCGGGCCTCGATTGCGAACAGATCGCGCGCGTCCTTCTTCGCCTTGGCGATCGCGGCCTTGCCTTCGATTTCGGCCTGAATGAGCTGCTTGAGTTTCATGCGCCTCTCCTGAAAAGCCCCATGACGGCAAAAGAAAAAGGCGCGTGCGTGAGAACTCAAGCGGCGAGACATACGCCCGCCTGAGTCGTCATGCACGCGCCTTCACCGAAGCCGCGTTGCTATGTGAGAAGAGATTACGGCTCGATCAATGGCTGGACCGTTTTGGGTTCTCGAAACGAAGGATCAAGCATCTGGCGCAGGAGCACCGCCAGCGGATCGCCTCGGCGTTGCGCGATGCGTGAGAGCTGATCGAAGCGAGCCGGTGAGAGGCACACCTTCGCCGGGATCAGCTTCTCGCTCTCGGACTTCCGTGGTCGTCCCATGGTGCTACGATCTCCACATCGCGGTCGCCGCAAGGCACCGCCCGGCCGTCGAGTACAGCACTCTCGGGGGAACCAGCAAAGCCGGGCCACCCGCAAGGGACATACGGGGTTTCGACTGCGACATCTCAGAGCAGCCGCAACCGCGCCGCGCGGTCGGCGTCGAACGTCGCCACAGGCACGTCGAATGCCTCCGCTACCTGCTCTTCACTGAACGCCTCGGCCCGCATACCGGCGCCATGCTTCCGCCCCACCAGCCGCCCGATCGTTTCATCCATCGTGGCGATCTTGTCGATGAGGCCCGCAGCCTTCGCGTCCTTCGCGGTCAGCGCCCGCCCTTCGCCGTAGCCGTTCCGCACGTCAGCCGGCGACACGCCGCGCCCGCGCGCCACATCCTTGACGAACTGCGCGTACGCCGCGTCAACTTCGGCCTGCATCACAGCCTTGGCTTCTTCTGTCAACGCCTGAAACGGGTTGCCCTCGACCTTGTACTTCCCGGCCGAGATCAGGGTGACGTCGATGCCTTCCTGCTCCAGCGCCTTCGCCAGGCTCTTGTGCGCCATGAAGACGCCGATGCTGCCGGCGACACCGCTCGGCAGCGACACGATCTCATCGGCCTGCGCCGCCAGCCAGTACGCCGCGCTCGCCGCCATGCCGTTGACCTGCGCGACGATCTTCTTGCCCTGCCCGCGCATGGCGAACAGTTCGGCCGCGAGTTCCGACACACCCGTCACCGTGCCACCAGGGCTGTCGATGTCGAGTAGGATGGTCCCGACACTCTGGTCAGCCATAGCCGCGCGCAGCATTCGCCCAATGCCTTCCGCTGATGTGCCGCCGCTGGAGTCTTCCATCGCCGACATCCGGTGCGCGATGACGCCGCGGATCGGGATGACCGCCACAGCGCCGCCGTCCGTCCGCGTCGCACCCTGCGGCCCACTGCCGGAGCCGATGCGCGCCTCGATCTCTTCCCGCGTGAACTCGTGGCCGGCAGCCCGGTAGGCCAGCACGCCCACGATCTCGGTCATCTTCGCAGGCAGGATCGCCCACGGGGTATCTGCCACGTACTGCGCGATGCGTGCGTACTTCATGCCGCTTCCTCCAGCGCCAGAGCCGCCAGCCCCGCCGCATAGTCCTGCGTTTTCCACTGTTCCAGCGCTGACAGCCACGACCCCGCCACGAGCTGCGCCGCCTGCCCGGCACAGTAGGCGTTCGCTTCGGCCTCGGTCATCTGCAACCACTGCGCGACGCGCGGCGCGTGGCCGGCGTAGAACTCCGTCACCGCCGCGGCGAAGGCGTCCGCATCGGCGGCGTGCCGCACGGCCAGCTTCTGCACCTCGGCGACTTCCTTGAGCAGCAGGCGAGAGGCCGACTCGACGACGATGGCCGACGCGCGGGCGTTCGGGTCAGCGGACGGCGGCCGGCGCTGCGGAGGCCGCGACGGCTCGGTCCCGGCTGCCGGCTTGCCGGTGATGTTCTGCTGTTCGATCAGCTTGTCGTACGCCGGGTCGTCGATCTTGTTGCGGTTCTCGATCTTGCGGGCTTCGTTACGCGTCAGGATCGGGCCACCGGCCGCCAACACGAGACCAGCCATGCGCTCGGAGAACTTCGCGCGGACGTTCGCGTTGCGGTTGAACTCGGCACGGTACGTCTTCGGCGCCAAAATCAACTGGCTATTCACGGCGCCCTCAATCATCGACATCCACCCGCCACAGGTGTAGGTCTGGAAACTCTCATCGAACTGCTCGGCGTTGCCGAACGACGGGTCAGAGTTTTCCAGCATCTGCCTCGACACGCCCAACCAACGGGCCATGTCATCAACGGAGAACTTCCGCGACAGCAGCATCTGCGCGTCCTCCGGCGTCATGTTGTTGGCTGTGAACTCGGCGCCCTGCTCCAGCACCTTCGGCATGTGATGTTCGCCTGGACGCGTGACGAACGACTGCGCCATGCGCCGCGCGGCGGGCTCGTCGAGAACGCCCGGCACCTTGATATAGCCGCCGTTCAGCGTGCCCTGGCCGTAGATGTTGGCCGCATAGCTCTCGTTCGCCATCGCGGTCCCAACGCTGGTCCGCGCATACTCGAGGATGCCTTTGCCGTCCACGCCGCGCAGGTAGAAGATTTCATCCTGCGTGTGAACGGTGGTCTGCCCGGTCTGCTCATCGCGCACGTGGAACAAGTACCGCCCGCGGTTCGGCCCGCGCTTGACCTGCTCAGGCGTCACCAGCCGCGGGTGGATCGGGTGCAGCTCGTGAACGAATCCGCGGTCGCCAGAGACGATCCAGTCATACGACCAGCCGAAGTCGATGACGTTGAACACCTTCTCACGCATCCACTGAAAGAAGTCCTGCCACGGGTTCGGCTGGTTGTGCAGTAGGTCGTACAGTGGATGGTCGAGCGCCACTTCCCAGCCACGGTCACCCGGCAAGCGTCGGTAGATCGGGAAGGGCGTCACAGCGATCGCAGTCCCGAGGATGCGGCGGCCGGCGTACCACGCGCTCAACTTCTGGGCGCTGGTCGGGTCGACGCGCTCGCCTGACGGAGTCACGGCGCCGCTGCCGATGTCCTGATACCAGAAGTCCGACGTCGGGCCATGCGTGCTCGCCATCAGGCCGCCGCCGCCGAGAATGCGTCCGAGAACATCCATTTACGATTTCCCCTTCGGTCTCAGGTACGGCCAACTGCCGGCCGCCATCAGCACGACGCCCCCGACGATCGCGGCGATCGCTCCAGACCACTGCGCCGCCACGCCCCACTCAAGCGCGACGAAGCCGCCCAGCACGAGCACCGCGTTGATGTTGCCAGCCACTTCACGCGCGAATCGACGCATCACAGGTAATCCGCCAAGCTTCTGACCCCTCTGGTCGCGTAGACGCTGGCCGCGGCGTAGGGGGTCGCGATCATCTTCGCCAGCGCGTCGATCAGCGCCACGCCGCCGTCAATCCGCTTTCGCTGGTTGATCTTCACCGGCCGAATCTCGCGCCACGCGTTCTCTTCGATCGCGAGATTGCCGACGCACCAGTTCATACAGAGGTTGCCGTCGTGCGACAGGTTGTTGCTCACGATGAGCGCTTCCAGCAGTTTCGTCGGCGCCGATAGTCGTCGGAATCCCTGCGGGATTTCCTCCACGAGCGTGTCGCCGAAGTGCCGCTGGAGCTTCGACACGACGCCGGCCGCTCCCGCCTGGTCGATGCCGATGCCGCGAATCTTGTACTTTATCGCCAGTGTGGCGATCACGAACTCCACGATCGCATCGTGGTCGATGAGCGACCCCGGCGACGTGAACACATGCCCCGCCTTCACCCACTCGGGATACGGGATCTTGTCTTCTTGGGCGCGCCGCGCCAGCGTCTTCTCGGGCATCCAGAAGTACGACAGCACGTCAACGGCTCGGTCGATGGGTTGCCCATCAGCGGCCGGCGCGGCGCGTTCCAAGTCTCGCGGGAACACGAGCTCCACAGACGACAGGTCGATCTTGTCGGACAGGTCGATCCCGACGAAACATTCCCGGCCCACCAGCGACGCGCTAGAGATAGTTCCCTTGCAGGACGCCCACGACTCCGGCGAGAGCCACGCGGTCGCCTGCTGCGTCCACTGACAGAAGTTCAAGCGCCGCACGAGGTTGCGCTGGGACGGCAGGTCGACGGCCTCCCGCACCTGCTCGCGCAGGTACTGCCACGACAGCGACACGCCGAGATTCGGGTTCGCCTTCAGCCAGTGCGGCCCCTCCGTCTT